GTAGGGGAGTAAATCATGGCCTTAAATGAATTAGCTTTAGTCACAGTTATACAGGCAAAGAACTATCTTCGAGCCGATCAAGCAGCAAGCCTCCGGGTAGATGCAGAACACGTTGGCGATGGCGATGGCGCCGATTTGACCTTTGACCTCGATAATACTCCGATCGATGGAAGCCTTCGGCTCTATGTCAATAATGTTCTGCAGGTCGAGACTACTGACTTCTCGATCAGCACAGCGACTATAACCTTTGTCACGGCTCCTGGTAATGGCCTTGCGATCACTGCAACCTATGATTATACGGCCGCTTCAGATACCTTCGAGAGCTATAATGATGATGAGCTAGAGACGATAATCGAGGCGGCTACTAAGATAGCAGAGGAATTCTGTGGTAGATGTTTCATACAAGGTTCTATCACAGAAACGCATGAGGGCGACGGAGAGGCAGTTCTGAGGCTTTATAAGCAGCCGGTGGCGTCTATCACCAGCGTCGTTCAGGAAGTGTCTGAGCAGCTTTCGGATGGCGATGGTTCAACCGTAGATTTTGACACGACCTTGGAACCAACGTCCGGAAGTGTCAAGCTATATGTTGATGCAGTATTGCAGACTATTACCACGCATTATACCGTGAGCGGTTCAACGATAACCTTCGTTTCAGCTCCAGCCGATGGCGCAGAGATTACCTGCACCTATACCCACACGGTTAAAGCTATCAGCGAATATAAGGCTGACTTGGTAAAAGGTAAGTTGACTGGAGTTTCAGCTTGGGCTACAGAGACAATGTATAAGATTGTCTATGTTGCCGGTGAAGCTTCTACAAGGGCAGCTACTCAAGCGCTAGTGCCTGAAGCCGTCCAAGCAGTCCTGCTTATAGTTGCTGACCTATATGAAAACCGTGGAGACACTATCGATGCGGTCAATATAGCAGGTTTAGGCTCGACCTCTTACAAACTACCGAGTCGGGCAGCAAAGCTTCTCTTCCCGTTAATGCCATTAGGGGGATTTAGCTAATGCTTACTAATACCCTGCAATCCAGAGTCCAGATACAGCTCCGAGTAGCAACTATTGGAGCCACTGGCGAGACTATTGACTGGAAACCGGTATCAGACAGGTTTGCCCGGATAATTCCATTGAGAGCTGAGGCCAGAGCCGTATATCAGCAAATGAATACGGTAGTTACCCATAAGATAATATTCACCAAAGGCACAGTTGACCTCAATATAGGGAATAATCGAATCAAGCATGGCAGCAAGACCTATGAGCTGGTAGAACCACCGCAGATCATCGGCAATTCGATTATTATTATGGTGAAAGAGGTTTAGGTATGGCTGGTAGCTCAGGCGTTAAAATCACCATTAATAAAGAGACTATGCGAAAATTAGATAGCACAGGCAAGGAGAGGATGCTTGAGGCTGTCAATGAATTAAGGAATGTGACGATTGATATATTAAGCCAACGTGGTACAGGTCGAACTTATACTCATTATTTCTGGACTGATGCAATGGGGCAATTAAGGCGTGGCAGAGAACGCTGGAAACCGCACACAGCTTCAGCCCCTGGCAAGCCTCCGGCACGCGATACTTCACATTTAGTTCAGTCTATCAAAGGGAAAGTTACAAGGGGAGTAGGGTGGGTAGGAACGGATAGCAATATCGGTATAATGATGCAATACGGGACAAAGAAAATAGCACCACGTCCTTGGCTTGATGTAGCAGCAAATAAAGCCAGGGAAAAGATAAAGCAAATATTCAGCAGGAAGTGGCTTTGAATGGACTTGCACAAAAGGCTTATAACGCAACTCTATACTACATTGACAGATAATGCTACCTTGAAGGCTGCTATGGGTGGTACCGTCCGGCTATATCTCACATGGGCGGAGCCAGATGCTATATTCCCCTACTTGGTGCATCGACTAGAAGAAACACTTCCTATGTGGTCGCCAGAGCATGAAGGAACCTATCTGATTGATATATGGTCTGACTCTGAAAATGCTGATGAAATACTGGCCATACGAAGCCAGATTATCACGCTGATTGATGAACTTGAATATGCCGCAGTCAGTGAGCATGACGGCGCTTGGTTCTGGCTGCGAAGCGGTATGTTTGTGCCAGAACCAGAGCAGGGTATCTGGCATTTTAATCTTACTTTTGATATGAAGGTTCTGGTTGAGGCTGATACGGCCTCACAATTAAAGAGGTAACGCAACAAAGGAGGCAAATAACATGAGCAGTGGAGTATCAGGATTTGGTTGTATTTTTCATTGGGATGGGGTAGACCTTGATGAGTCTACTCAGATTACCGGCCCCAGTGAATCTATGAGTCCCATCGATGTTACAAACCACGATTCAGCAAGTGCGTTTCGTGAGTTTGTAGCCGGTATACATGACGGTGGTGAAATCACCGTAGAAGGTAACTTTATATCGGGCGATTCAACCGGCCAAATTGCCATGCATACTGACTTCCAAGCTACAACGGTAAAGGCATGGAAGATCAAGCATCCTGCTTGGGTAGCAAGTTCCCATGAATATCCCGAAATGGACGGCAACGGCTATGTCACATCATTTGAGATTAATTGTCCCTATGATGGCCCGATTACATATAAGGCCACCATCAAGGTTACAGGTAAACCAACTCTAACCGTTAGCTAGGAGGCATGATATGACGAGTGCAGTAGCAGCTTATAACACTAAATTGGTGTGGAACTATCGCGAACTCTTGGAGATTACCAATATTGCAGGCCCGACTCAGAAAAGAACGATGATTGATCTTACAAACCATGATTCGGTCAATGGATATCGGGAGTTTGTGCCAGGCGTGATAGAGGGCGGCGAGATTACCGTTGAGGGTAATTTTATCTCCGGCGATTCCCCTGGCCAGATAGCTTTTCATACTGATTTGCAAGGTACTACAATCAGGGCTTGCTACCTTGTGTTACCTATGGGAGTCGGAGCAGCCTTTTCCTTTAATGCATTTGCTCAAGGCTTCGACCTGGCGTTACCTGTTGATTCACAAGTAGGGGTATCTGGCTCGTTAGTAGTCTCTGGCAAGCCTACTCTTCTAACTACGCAATCTGCAGGTATGAGTGGGCTAACAGGCATCAAAGATGGCGGAGTAAATACAGGTAATGCTATCACAATAGCAGAGACGCCAGCAGTCGGCACTTATGCCTACACCTGCACAGTTGATGCAGATACTACCGGTGTGAAACTCACTATTACAGCAGCATCCCATACCATATATGCCAATGGGACTTTGCACACAACCGGAGTGCAGGGCTCGACTCTTACACTAGGCGCATCCGGCACCGATACTACCATATTCATAATAGTTTACGAAAGTGCCAAGGCGCCAAGGCTGTATAGGTTAGTAATAACACGGCCTTAATAACGAGAGAAAAGAAGGAGAAAAACATGATTGATAAAGTAAAGGCAGCAGTAACGATTATGCTGGATAAGGAAAGACACCTATTGCTTGATATGAATGGCATGATAGCCTTTCAGGAAGTGGCAGGGATAAACCTGCTTAATGGCAAAGAAGTCATTGCTCTATTCAAAGACTTCACGCCAAAGAAAATGAGAGCATTCCTGTGGGCTTGCCTTACACATGAGGACGATAGCCTGACCATTGAGCAGGTAGGCAAGTTTATCCATGCTGGTAATATGGGGGAAATAGCTGATAGAATCGCTGAAGCTTGGAAGGGCGCCATGCCAACAGGAGGTGGCGATAAACGCCCTTTAGCGCGGAGACAGAGACGCCACCTGAATGGCTAGATATATGGTCATTCGGGACATACAATCTGCGCTTACCAAATAAGCAATTCTGGCGTCTCACTTTAGCTCAGTTTAATGCATTAGCCAAGAGATATAGCGATGAGCAAGAATGGCTAAATTTCAGAGCTGGTATTATTTGTGCGGTGATAGCCAATACTCATCGTGATCCCAAAAAAGGGAAAGCCTTTACTCCCCAGGATTTCATGCCCCAAAAAGAAGTGAAGAAAAAAGCCCGGGTGGAACTTACTGCTAAGGAAATACAAGATAGACTCACGGCGATCACTTATGCATTCGGGGGAAAGGTAGTCAAAAAGGAATAGATAATGGCAGAAATAGCAAAATTAGCTGTAACCGTTGATGCGGATATGAGGGGGATGCAGAGCAAGCTGAATAAGCTCGGTCCTCAATTAAAGAAAATCGGCATAGCCGCTGCTGCTATGGGCGCTGCTGTTATTGCTTCCGTGGTGACTATGACCAAACAATGGGCGGAAGCGGGCGATGAGATTCAAAAAATGTCCCTGAGAACCAAGTGGTCTACTGAATCGCTATCTGAATTACGCTATGTTGCCGAAATCACTGGGACTGAGCTTAATGCTTTTGAGAAAAGCACGCGGAAATTAAATAAGTCCATCGTGGATGCCGCCGATGGACTCGAAACCTATATGAGAGATTTTGAAAAGCTAGGGTTAAGTGCTGAAGCACTGAAAAGTATGAAGCCAGAAGAGGCATTTTGGGTAGTTGCTCAAGCTATCTCTGAAATGGATAACGAAATCGAGCAGTCGGCTGTGGCACTTAACTTATTTGGCAGGCAGGGAACGCAATTATTTCCTATGTTTGCCGAGGGCGCTGATGGTATAAAAAAATTAAGAGAAGAAGCCCATGAACTTGGGTGGATATTTGACCAGGAAGCAGCTAACAAGGCTGCATCTTTCAATGATGCCCTGACTACATTAAAAACAGGCCTCATGGGAGTGGGGGCTGAGATAGCTAGTGATCTGGCACCAGTCATCGAGAACTATACACTCAAAGCCATTGCCGTAGTCAAGGCAATAAAGGCATGGGCCGAAGAGCATCCTGAACTGATAAAAAAGATAGTAATACTCACTGCTGTAGTAAGTGGACTCCTGCTCGTTCTTATGCCATTGCTGTTTATCCTACCCCTGCTTGGTGTTGCCTTTACTGTAGCCACCGGGCCAGTAGGGCTGATTATAGCTGCCATTCTCGCCCTTGGCGCAGTTATCATGGGGCTAACCGGTCAATGGCAGACTATCATTAGCTTCTTTACGGGAATCACAGGGAGCATAAAGGAAGCTTCGGAGGGAGTCAAAGAAGCCATTGTTAAACCGTATATTGATGCGCGTACGGACGTTAATAAAACCCTAGATAAAATGGGACAGGATGTAACAGATAAAATCAACCGGATGAAAAACGTCATGAAGGGAGTCATAAAAGGTGGCTATAGAGTACCGCGGGCTGAATCCTGGTATGCAGAGCCTGAAGGCTACTGGACTCCAGGTAAAGTATTAGAGGCAACCATGGGTGCTGCTACACTAAGTATGCAACATGGCGGAATAGTCCCTGGCCCAATCGGTCAGCCAGTTCCGATTATTGCTCATGCCGGTGAAACAGTCACGCCGGTAGGTGGCAA